AGGACGAAGAACAGGTCACGCGCCGTAATGCTCATTGCGACCCCCTCTATTTGTTCTTGTTACGCTCCGCATCTAACTTCTCACGGATAGAATCGTTCTGCATCACGGACTCCATGAAGTGAACCCAAAGTCCGTCTTGCTGGAGCAATCCTCCAGGTCCTGGCAATGTATTGTACTCTTGACATAACCGAAGTGTCATCAAGATCGAATTTGCCAAGGCCAAGTCATTGTCGTCGATATCCCTACCGGGAGAACCAGCAACTATGACGTTGTAGAGGATGTCGTCGATTTTCCCACTTCATCATTATCGTCCAGCTCATTGAGATCAACGATCAGTTCATCGATCTCTTCACCGACACGACCATCGAGAAGTTTAACGTGTGCAGAATTCGTAAAGTCGAGCTTCTTCACAACACCGCGATCGTCGTACTCCAGGTTGTGATCCACGATTGACACACTAAACTCGAATGCTGTAACTGCTTCGTTCGCCATGTCCATCTCGGCCATGAAGCCCTGCGCTGACTTCGACCGACGCTCCGCACGCGAACCACTCAGCTCCTGCTGAAGCTTGACCTTAGACATAAACGACTTACGCGTCATGCGCTCACCGTACGACATACGACGAAGCACAACGAAACCGCCCTCCAAGCTCTTAAGCTCGAAGCGCTCACCTGTAGCGGTACCTAACCCTGTTGCGATTGGCACGATGACCCTCCCGTCACCGGGCCCCCATGAATCTTCAGATCTCCACAGGGGCGGCTTCATTTAATTTGCGTTACACTTTCTCTAGAGTCTAAGCTCGTCTAACCTTACGGTTCATTAGCTGCGTGTTACGCTATACAGCCTTTGATTCCTTCGGTTAGACAGAGCTTAGACTCTGTTAGACTCGCCTTAGACTTTAGCTCGTGCTTTTAGCTTCGAGCGTGTTTGACAAGGCGGATCTGACAGCACAATCCTTAGCCTCGAGCAGGTGCTGGAGTCCGAGGGTGAGCTGCGATCCATCCAAATTAGGATCCAGGGCAAGGTCGTAAGCAAGGTCATGGAAACGCTTAGACGTATCGCGCAACACCCCCTCAGGCAAATGATGATACTCGAAGAAGGGCAACTTCTCCAAGATCGACGGATGACGATTAAGCTGTGCCATCAGATGTTCTCCTGAGTCTTCACCACGATGCTGTAAGCACCTGAAGCACTTCGAACACCTTGGTAGTTGACCGTTGCTCGCACCAGATCACCTTGACCACTCAGACCGACCTCGTAGGTATCGATCGTTGCGACGGGCATCTCTAGCTTGACGCTGTTGTTGGTACCCTTCGAAGCGAGGATCGTGATGTCCTTCGCTGTGTATGCAACGAAGTCGTTGTATTCCGTCTTGTCGACGAAGTCACGCTCCAGCTGCAACGTTGTGGTTCGTTCACCGTAGGCGATGAACTGAGCACCTCGACCGTTGTTCTTCATGCGGAACTGGCTCGCGCCAGCGTCGTCAATGTTGAACTCGAACGTGTCCGTATCGAACACCTGAGTGCCAACGGGGATCTCGACGTCGTACATACCCGCACCGAACGGAGTGCTGTTCGGGAACGAGGGTGAACCTGACCCTGTGGTCTCATCGGAACCGAGAAGGCTCCAAGCTACCATCAGTTCACCGTTGTCGATGCTCCACTTCATCTGGGACACGACAACACCAGTGTAACCGAAGATCGCACCATTCGTCCGCTGGACCGTGAGCGACATGGTACGAGCAGGAGTCGCATTGGCGTTCGGCGTGAATGTGTAGACGAAGTTCGGGTTCGAACCCGACTTAACGATGTCACCGCGAGCACAGTACAGGAAGTACGGGATGATGTCCTCGAACACTTCCTGCTCGAGATCGCCCTCGATGTGAACGTTACCAGGAACAGCCCCAGCAACATCAACCGTCATCCGAATCGGACGACGCCAGACAGTGTCTTGAACCTTCTTGAGGTTCTCAGTGTTGAACGAGAACCACTTCGTCGGCGCGGTGTACGTACCGGGAGCGTTGGCCGTGTTGACTGTTGGGAGTGCACCTGCAGGAGCACCTGTTGCGGCGTCGTTATACGTGGTAACAGCACCAACGGTCGCCAGCAAGAGCTCCGAGTTCGAAGCACCGCCAATGGCCGTACGGTAGATCTTGTAGCCTGTAGCACCTGTGACGGCTGCCCAAAGAATAGTCAGCGTCAAGTTACCGGCGGAAGTAGTACCCGTCAGCTCGTTACTAACGGTCGTTTCACCAGCAGCGTTGATTGCGGTGATGTAGTACTTGTACGTGCCAGCGGTTAGCGAACCGCCAGCTATAGCCGTAGCGGAAGTTGCAACAGGCGGAGGAAGGACCTCGAAGGCAAGACCCGCCCAACCGCCACCACCGATACCTAGTGGCATTACTCCTCCTCTCCTGCTACAATCGTAAGGGTCACGCCTTCAGGCATTGCGCCCTGGTTGAGCGGGATACCTGCGATGCGCGCAAAGTTCTCTACCTGCGCATCGGTAACCTCATGGCTCCCCTCTTCGAAGACACCAAGACCTACCACGACAACGGTACGGTCAGCTTCGACAAGGTACTTCACTTTTCCTCCTTACCGCAATCGGGTCTTGGACATGCCTGAGTACGTGATCCGATTCGAGCGGTACAAAGTACCTGAACGGTACACATACCCGGACTCATTGTTTGCACAGAATCCGTGAACAACGAGTCCGCCCAGCTGTGGGTCTGTGTGGATCAGCGTCTCGATCTTTTCCGAGATCTGCTGAATCTGCTGACGCGTCAATTGATTGGTTTGAACCTTTGCCAAGTAGCACAGGATATAGACCCCAAAGTCGTTCTGGGATCGGTAACTCAGACCAGCCAATGTACGCGGACGATCACTAGGCTCGATAGCGACCGCAGGGGATTCAGGATACTTCTCCTGATCACCATAGAAGACGTTCTTAGCCTTTAGCACTACCGCGCCATCGTTTGACTTAAGCGTGTTACCTGGCAAATTGCACTGAGCCTGAATGAGGTCATGTATGTATTGCGCTACAGCGTCGAGAGAGTCAGTCATCTGTGCCATTATTCAGGCCTAAACCTTCCTACAGCGATTGCACGTTCTTCCATCCACTCATAGAAGATCGCCTCAATCTTTGGCACGTCTTCGTTCTGCCACATAATGAATGGACGTGCAGGAAGTCGCCACGCGTGCTCGTCTGCGTCGAGTAGCATTCCGATAGCACGATTATGAACATGCGAGTCGGTAGCATCTGGACCAAGTTCTTTACGCGCCCGAGGAATGAACTTACCGATCAGCTTCTCTGCCTCAGCACTACCAGGACCATGACGAAGAAGGTTCTCCACCAGGCCCATACCGTTCTCTTGAACTTCGCCACCAGACTGATGGAAGTTACCGTAGTATACGTCCTGAGGCAACCGTCGAATAGTCGCTGAAGTCATTCCGATGTCCCAGATGTTGAACTGTGTAGCGCGTCGCTTCAACAGTCCTTTCACAACTAGGATTGGCCATGCAGAATATCCACGCTGCTTAATCGTTCCTTCAGACAGTGGCTCCCACGCAGGACGCCCACCTGCATCGAAGTTCTTCTTGATGGAAGGGATCATAACGCGCTTAACGACACGTGTCAACGGTTCCTTGAAGGAACGGATATCCATTGCAAGACGATCGACGTCCTTAGCAACGATACCAACCGAAGGCTTGATGTCCCATTTGACCGAGACAATACGGTCGAGACGAAGTCCCATGAGGGCAGCCGCAATATCACCGGGATAGATACCCTCGGTGCTTACGCCAGCACGTGGCAGGCCAGCCATCAGAACACCTGATTAACAGAGAACAGATTCGGCCCAACTGACGTGTCGTCCGGAGAGTCCTTAGGATCAATGAGGCTAGAAGCATCGTTGGGATAGAACGATGGATTACCTGCAATGTCTGGGATTCCGGGAATGTCTACGGTACCATCAATGATGCCACTGATGACCATCGTAGCGTTGTCGAGAAGCTTTTGTGCGTAGGGGTTACCCTGATCAGTATCCTCACTGTACTGACGGTTGTACACCCAAGACGCATACATCTTTGCAATAGCAGTACGGACAATCTTCGGTGTGTTAGTATTGTCAATCCACCCCGATGTGTCATACGAACTGCTGATCTGGTCGAGAACTTCCTCTTCAATCTGGTCAAGCAGATTCGTGTCGAGCGCTGCGAGCGTCAACTTCGTAGGTTCGAGCCACGCTTGGGCTTCTGCTACTACAATACGCGACATGACCTTTCCTCCCTCAGGTCTAGTAGAAAGGGGCGCCCAGCTCGACTCTGAGCGCCCCTTCCATCACCTCGCGCTATGCGGCTGGCGGTTCCGGCGAGGACGGCGTCGGCGCAGCGCCGCCCCCTTCACCATCCGATGCAGCAGAGGAACTCTTGGTAACCGTAACGGCTACCTCAGGAGCAGGCTTATCATCAACCTGCACCAGAGCTCCTGCATCCCACAGTTCCTTCATGCCTTCCTTGGGAAGGCCCGTGACGATCGCACCCGCGGGGATCTCGTACAGGTGGTGCTCCCCGTCGATCATTACACCGTAACGGATGTTGGTCGCAGCTTTGAACTTAGCCATTCCCAACCCCTTACGCGATGCAGTTCTTGATCAGGAAGCCGGCGATCGACAGACCAGCGTCTGCCGTACCAGCGTCACCCTGAGCAGGAAGCTTGAGGTCGTAACGACGGCTGACCCGCAAGAGGTCCGACCGACGCTTGTCCTCACGCCAACGGTCGACGAACTGCGCACCCCACTGGAACTCGTAACCGTACGCCGGGATCCGAAGACCAGGGCGACCAGGCACGTAGGCCAGGATGGCACTCTTCGGCCAAAGGTAACCGAGCGTAGCCGGCTGACCAGCGTTCGCCGAGTTGAAGCCGACACCCGGAACCACGACCTTGCCCAGACCCAGGATCGCCTGCAGGAGCTCCGGCGAGAAGATCGCCCGCTCCGAGTACTTGATGCGCTCCAGGAAGTCGGGGTGGTCTTCCAGCGTGACCATCGCCAGGTACGGGATCACCGCAACCGTCGGGTCAAGGAAGATGCGGTTGTGGATCTGCGTCTTCGCGTTACGAAGGTCGAAGATCGGATCCGAGTTCACGTAGTCGTTCCACTGCTGGGTACCCGAGAGGGTAACCGTGCTCGTGGACGAGTAGTTCGCTGCAGTCGTGGCCAGCGTCATCATGGCGACCTCACGGCCAAGCATGATGCGCGAGGTCACAAGCTCCGTAGCGTCACGATCTGGCGCAAGAGGAGCATCGGCGTTGTCGCGCTCCTCGTCCGTGACAGCGATCTGGAGTGCGTGCTCCTGCGCGTAGTACTGGTCGGTCGAAACCTGGAGACCAGGAATTTCGTTCGCCTCAGAACCAGGCGCGCGGACATCGCCACTCTCCGGAAGCCATGCTTCACGACCGAAGATGTAGTACTTGTCCGTCTGCTTGCGCACGACGACTGAGGGGAACAACTCCTGCCCGACTAGGCCGGCGTTTGGCCACGCAACCGAGACCTGAGACATGATCTGGTCAACGTGGACGTTACCGCCACCTGAAGGGTTGTATGCAGACACTTAGATTCACTCCCTTCAGGGTTAGGCGAGCTTGATGGCGCTCGGGGTCAGAAGGACGTCGATCAGGTCACCTGCGGCGACCGTACCACCAGGCACCGTCATACCGACACAGACACCGATCACGTAGTTGGTACCACCAGTGGCAGCGAGAACCGCACCACCAGCAGAACCAACCATGATCGGAGAACCGAGCGCAATGGCACCAGGAGTGGTGTTAGCCACCATCTTGGTGATACCCAAGATGCGAACGTCGGCAACCGTCTTACCCGTTGCGACCTTCACAGCGTCGATGTTCTCCTGAACAACACCCAACGGCTGCGACGTTGCCGCAGTCGCCAGGTCAACGGTTGCCTTGCTACCTGACACGGAAAACTTCACCGCGCGGTAGGCCTGAACACCCGTTGCAGCACTCGAGTTGTACGTAGAGAGGACAGGGTAACCCTTGTCCAACACGTAGTTACCTCCACCAGCCATGATTTATCCTCCCCTCGTTACTCGACCCACGCCGTGGACTCGGCACGGTAGTCTTCGAACAGCTGCGGGTGGTCGCCCGAGATTCGAACAACCGCATCGGCGTAGCCGATCTTGTCCGTCTCCATGAGCTGCCGAACCAGGCCCTCGTACTTCTGAGTGGCCGTAGTACCGGAAACACCACGCGAGTGCGTCGCGTAGGCGGAACGCTCACCAAGCTCGACGAAGAACTTGGACTGGTTGCGCATGTTCTCCATGAGCGCCCAGACCTTGTCGCGCAGTGCCGGCGTCATGGCCTCGTCCAGCATGAGCGCCGTAACCTGATCCCGAGCAACCGGCGTGAGCGCAAGCTTCGAGTTGTCGAACTCGTTCAGCTTCATCGTCACGTTCTGCTCGACCAGCTTCTTGGCGTTCTCCTGGTTCTGCTGCACTGTGCTCTCGACGAAACGAACCAGTGCCGCAACCTGCGGGTTGTTCTCCGCCAGCTGCTTGATGTCACCACCGAAGTCGAACACCGGCGCAGGAGGCGCAGGCGGGGTCGGCGGGTCGTTCTTGGGCGGGGTCGGCGCACCATTCGGGAAGGCCTCCGAAAGCGTCTTGATCAGCCCAAGTCGCTCAGTGACCTGCTCATCCGTGGCGTCCTCGGCCAGCCCGATGCTTGCACGCAACTGCTTCGGGTCCACCTCGTTCTCCTTCGGTAGTGCCGGATCATCCTGAAAGGACAGTTCCGACAAGTTGATCGGTAGGAGGTCCTTCAGGAAGGGCCTGTTAGTAATCCCGCCACCGAACAAAACATTGTTGTGCTTAGTTCCGTGCTCGTCAGTCCACGTGTCACGAAACTCGGGAGAGAAGTACTTGAACGCCTTCTCTTTGATCTTCTCGGCAGCCGTCTGGGTCCATTCGACGAGACCCTTAAGGACCGTTCCGTCAAACTCGACCTTACGAAGCCACCCCGCCGCTTCGGTGCCTCGCGCCGGATCTGCCTTGTGTGAGTAATCGATATCGATATCGATTCCACGCACATTCTTCTTGAAGTTGTCAGCGAACTCCTGCAACTTCTGGGGAGTGAAATTCAGATCCCCATACATCGGGTGCTTGTACTCACCCACGCGAGCAAGCTGAATCCAGGACTGGGTACCTTCAGTAAACTTAAGTCCTGTCAGATCCTGATACCAAGTGAAGTTTGCCATCAGTACTGCCTCGCCTGCGACTTCATACGGCTGCTCTGAACCGTCTTACGCTGACGCGCGGACACTGGGACAGCCTTCTTCGCCGCCTTCTTCACCGGCATCGGCTCAGCGCACATTGCCGGCTTGGTGACCTTGTCACCTGAAGTCGTACCACCCTTGGACACGATGCCAACCTCAGTCATCGCCTTGCCAGGGACTTTCTTCAGGTTGGGATTTGCCTTCTTCGCCGCAGGGCTAGCCTTGCGTGCACCAGCAGCGATGATCTTCTGGGCCTGCTTCTTGGGGATACTCTGCTTCTTAGCCACGGAACCTGCCGCAGCCTTGAAGCCCATTCCCTTTGCCACTGGTTTCCTCCCGCCGCTCATGACCCTGTCGACGTGAACGTCGCCTGAACCCGTCGGGTTATATACGGACATACCCACCTACCCGGAATGGTTCTACCTCTGATTATAAATGGCCACTAAGGAAAAAAGCTAGACGGCAAAAATCGCTCATTTACCTCCCGAGCGATCCGTTCCTGCATTCGGCGCAGGCGTACCAACATTAGCCTTAGAAGTTTGCCTAGGCATACCCGGCTTATTATTGGCAGCGTCCTGCTTGGGCTTACCGCTTGCCGACGCTTGTCCGCCCTGACCATCCTGGCCAGTCATGTCGGCACCCTCAGTTCCACTCTGTGGAGTTGCGATCACCGGGATACGCGACGAGGCCGTGTCGGCCATCGGAAGGTCCATCTCCCGACGCAAGTGTGCCTCGAGGTTGTCATCCGCACGAATGACGTCAGCACCGACCAGGTTACGAACTGCAAACGACAGAGTACGAAGATCTTCCCACTCACCGATACGACGTGCGCGAAGTCGCGGATACCCTCGCGTAGCTCCAAGTGCGAAGTTCATATCAACCATGTCCTTGATGACATGCTTGTTGATGATCCCGCAAATGTAGTCAGCGATGTACCGCGTGGACTTCAGGAAGATGTCGATGTTCGGATCCGAAGTACCACTGTCAGCGTCTAGGAACGAACCAAGAACATTCGCCTTAATACGCATGTCGTGGTGTTCGATTGACTTCAGACAGTCGACTGGCTGGCCCTCGAGTTTAGCGAAGGCGATCGACCACTGCGGCGGTAGCGTAATATGAGCGCGCTCGTTAGTACGGAGGTTGCGCCCAAGGTTATCAGCCAACGCCTGGTCCGTCGGGGTGAAGCCCGGTGGGAGTGTAATGATGGGGATACCGATACCGTGCCGTTCTTTCTGGATGGCATCGATCTTGTAGAGGGTATCCTTGTAGTACCAGTGCTTGTACGCCGAGCGAAGAATCGAGATACCAGTAAGATCTCCGGCTTCAGCCTCATGAGTGAACACCACCAACTTCTCGATGGGAATAAAGTGTTCCTCTTGTGGGTCCATACCAGTACCGCCAGTAAGCGGTGAAGGACCACTGTATGGATTCGGAAACATGATGCAACCGTTAGGTCCACCATTTGCGTCGTACTCCCACTCCTGAATATCAAGTGGGTGCCGAGGTGCCAACTTCTGCAAGTGCAACTTACCATCAAGACCGAACTGCCACACCTTCTCGAAAGCGATATAACCGTAGTCGGTCATCAGCAGGATATCGGCTAGCAACGTATCCCACGACACGTTCAACTCATCGAACAGATTGCGCCGAACAAAGTCAGCAACGTTCTGATCCTGCGTCGTAGGCTCGCTGTGCTCATCTTTCGACCATGGCTCGATGAACCAGTGGGCACTCTGAACCGGTGTCTTAACCAGTCGTTGCGATGCACGAACTGCACCATCCTGGCGACGCATGTTGTAGTAAACACGAATACCCGACTGGCCTTGCAACTTAGTATTGTCATCACGCCGCGTCCACGACGTGAAGGGCGAAGGCGAAGTGTAACCCATCTCACGCGTAGCAACACCTACTGACATAGGCGCTTCACGCAACTGGATCTCACGACTCGCCTCTTCGTTACGCCGAGCCACGACCATGTAACCGTACTCAGGCTCTACGCTAACAACGTCCGTTTCAGCCAATACCTGAGCTAGGCTCACCGAACCCGGGTCCATGCCGGCCCCCTCGACTCCCAGAATCTCCACAGGAGCCGCTGAATTGCTTTCGCTGTCCGTCATCACTGCTCCTAGAAGTTTTCGAGATCGGCCATACTGAAATAGCCCGACTCCGAGTTCATCGAGAAGGTACCGTTAGCGGGCTCAAGGTCCGCCGGTGAGTACACTTCGCTCAGTCTGTGTGCTGCACCTAGCTTGTAGAGATGCATCAGGGCGTAGCGTATCGCATCAAGCGCATGGTCGTCGTACCGTTGGGCATCTTCACGAGGATTGCGTAGTACTCGTCCCACGGACGATGGTGCGCGATAGTTGTTGAACTCCCGGATAGTATTGATACAGGAGTGATCGACGAAGAGTCTGGGCTCTTCGAGTGGCGTCCCGTACTCATCGGCTTCTCCTATCTGTACTGGTTTGAGGAACGAGTTGACAAGGGTAACGCCTTCCCGCCAACCCGACTCCTGCTTACCACTCTTCTCCACCCCGCTCTTTGCCTCAGGGAGCGCATAGCACGGTACGAGATCCCGCGATACCTGAATCGCTGCACCAGGGTCAGCTGCGTCGCCGAAGGCAAGGTCGAGGTGATAGCCTGGCGGCTGTTCGCGGTTCTTGAGGATCTCAATGTGCTCACCCAGCATCAGGTACGGACGGTAGTGCTCCCGCCAAACGTGAATGGTGTCCCAGGGACTAACCTGAAACTCGATCGCAGCCAACGGATTTGTATAGCCCCAGTCGAATGCGATGTAATTAGGCCAGGCGGGATTGAATACGTGTTTCCGTACATGGGTGGTCTCTTTGAACGCCTCGTAGATCTTTCCCACGAAGGCACTGAACTCGGCACCGATCTCCTGGAGGAACCAGGGAGTGATCGTGGTACGTTCGATCAGGAGGATCTCGGGATCCTGACGTCCACCAGGGTAAACCGCTGGGTTGTCCCACGATGGAAATTGCCACGACTCGTAATCCGGAGTATCAGGATTTTGTCCGCGCGCCCATTCGTCGTATAGCCAGTTATAACCTTCAGGAGTGGTGGGGAACGTAGCACCGCCACGACGGTCAGCGAGTGCCGCGCGTATGTAACGCTCCCATGTGTCCTTCTTGTGCTTTGCCGCTTCGGACATGATGGCGAAGTCAAGTCGCTCACCGACGAGGTTTTCCGGATGATCGGCCGAGCGACACTCAATACGGGTTCCCCAGGGGAACTCAAGGAACATCTCACCACTGCGCTTGTTATAGGCACGCTTCACCCTCTTGTCAC